CCTTTGTCGATTGCTTTAGCTGTGTGATTCTTTGCTTTGTTAATATGGTACTGTGGACTGCAGGAAAACAGTAAAAAAGTGATTATGTAAACGATTCTCATATCTAGCTATTTAGTTCAAATATACTACAGGCATCTAAAACTGACTTGACTACTCTCTGTTTCCAGTCTTCACCTGTCATAAGTTTAACCTCGTCTCTGTTTGTATGGAATCCAAGCTCTAAAAGTACAGCTGGGCAGTTAGTTCTTCTAACTACGTAAAATGCGCACTTCTTAATCTTTCTATCTTTTGCTATTCCGTAGAAATTACAGCTTAATTCTTGGTGCATATACTTAGAAAGGTCGCTACTTGCTTTACTTCCTTTGGTGTATACGTATGTACCGATGCCACTAGCCTGATTCCACTCTTTGCCGTTACTGTTTGCATCTGAATGTATAGAGATATAAACGCATTTTCTACCTGTGGCTATTTCGTTCGCTCTCTTTACTCTTTCAGTTAGTGATATATCTCTCCAATCGTTTACAATATCAACAGCTTCTAATCCTGCCTTTTTCATAGCTTCTAAGATACGCTTAACATTGTCGCGATTGTTCACACCTTCATAGAAAACAAAGTCATCTTTAACCATCCTTTTACCTGCGGTTACGTATCTGCCATCGGGGCTTAATCCACCGTGACCCGCATCTAGTATATAAAGATACTTACTCATCTTTTTTCTTAATAGTTTCGTAAACAGAAACACCACATAAAGTTAGAACAAAAGTACATAAGGTTGTCAACACTAAAACGCTGTTAATTCTGTTCGTATAGAATACCACTACGAACGTAATCAGCAATAATGAGTACATAGTAACAAATCGCTTAGAACTCTCCTTAGAATCGCTTAATATCAGTCTTTTTATGTAGTTAATTAATCTCATTTACAATGGTATAATCTTTCATTAATAGAAGTAATATCTTTAGCCATAATTTCAAACGTCTTTTCATCTATACTTCTATGCGCGTCTACTTCCTTTTTAACGTGTTTAACCTCAATAGTCAAAACTTCTAATTTACTTGTTAATCCTATAAGCTCCTTAGACACTTCAAAAGAGCTTGTGGGTACGTTATTTATCGCTCTGTCTACTGTGTTAACCTTTTTGTTGATGCTGTGATAGAATGCAAAAATAACTATTATAGTCGGTAGGTCGTAATCCTTAAGAACTTCAATTAATTCAATCATAACTCTTAAGTTAAAGTTGTCCCTGTTACTGTGAAATTTCTGCACAATAGCGTCCTGCTACCATAACTAGATGTTTTCGTACCACCGTTAACATTCCCACTACCTGTACTTATACGGTACGCTTGAGTTGTGCTACCTGGTCGCGTTGTTGATATATGCAGATTTAAGTTTACATTCTGATTGAACGGCACATAGTTAAGTAGCGGTGAGATTTCCATATTCATAACGCTATATAATTCGTTGATATTTGGCATTCTCCAACCCGAAGTGAAAGTCGCTACCGATTTAGCTGAAGCAGCGACTAAGCTAGGGAGCCAAACACCATCTATCTGAAAAACATTGTACCAGCCTACCACCTCAACACCATTGTAAGTACTCCAATCTATAATAATGTCATTTGTATACGTAGAGCCGCCTAGTTCGTCCGTGAATCTAGTCGTTGTGCCAAATGGATTATTTGAAGGTAAAGTTAAAAAGTCAACTTCCCTACCCTCTTCTAGGTCACCATCGTCATCAGTCGCATAGGAAGTAGTTTGCCCAGTTTTCATAAGTTCAGCACCAACTATTGGATAGTCCGCACCTGTAAGTCCTAACTCTGCATAGGTTATGTATCTAAAGGGTAAGTATCTTCTAGGGCTTCCAAATGATATATTTTCAGAACCTAATGCTCCCGTTGAAGGGGTTATTGTAAACGCTTTGGCTGAATTGTCAGGGTCGAAAGTGCTAGATTTTACAATTAAAGGCGTAATGCTTAAAGGTGACCAGTCCATTTTATTTGAAAGACCGTAATTAATAAGCGTCTCCAACTCTTTAATGTTAGGTAATAACCACCCAGAAAGACCTCCAATAGTAAGAGCCACACAAGCTGCTATATCACTAACAACACCACCACTAGCTACATCAGTTGTAGACCACCCGTGAACAGTGTTTCCATTGTCGTGATTCCAATCTAACATAATTCCGTTAGCTTGAATAGTTGCCGTTCCTGTTGTGCCTGTAAATCTTAAATTATTTCCGTATGGGTTATTCTGAGACAATTTAAAGAAATCAATACCTCTACCGTGTCCAACGTCTTTATCATCTCCACTTGTAAAAATAGTTGTAGCTCCCGAAGTAGCAGGAAGAGTATTACAAATTGAACCACCGCCGCCCGCTGCCACTCCTTTTATGTAAGTATCTTTTATCATATCGAACAGTTTAATTGAATAACAGCAGCCGCTGAAACGGTTACCGTAATCTTAGCACCTAAAGCAATTGAAGTACCTAAAGTGTAAGCAACTCCAGCTACTAGTATAGTAGTTGTTGGAACGTTTACAATATCAGTAACAGAGTCAATATTGAATACTGACGGTGCGTAAAAATCAACAGTTAAAACGTCGATAAGTTCAACAGTAAATTTCGGAGCTGTAGGAAGCTCTGCAACGTCTTGAACAGCTACCTGTTTAGTCACACCACTCTGAACCGTTGCGAGTAGTTCTGTACCTGCTAAAGTTGCCGATGCTGGTAAGGCACTTATTGCACTATCTGCCATTTCTTAAGTTTTTAATTTTTATTATTTCTTTTGCTTTTTGTAGCTTAATTATATTCTCTTGCTTTGTCTTATACGCTCTTTTCATAAAAACCAATTAGAGAAATTAACATTTTGACTAGGGTTAACGTCTCCATTAGAGTTTGTATTGTACTCAGGGAAAAGGTGCGAATAATTGCAGATGTAATCAGTGAATCTTTTAGCGTAATTCTCAGCTATTCTTAACTGTTTATCTATAAGACTGTCCAATTCTAACCTGTCAATAGTTTCGCTGTTTTCAGCCGAGTGTTTATATACTCCTTTATTTGCAATTGTAAATGCTGAGAATGGTAAGAACTCAACCATAGCATAAGCGCAAAGCATCGGTTTAATATACTTGCTAACCAACCTTGAATAGTTTCCTGTTGGCGCTCCTCCTGTCTCTATCTGTAGTTGTATAGCCTCTAGCAGGTCAGTTCCTAGGTAGTTCTGTACGTGGATATCCTGAGCAATTGAAAGGAATTGTATAAAGCGGTCGACATCTACATTCCCATTTAAGGCTGTGTATTGCGCTACGTCTTTTGTTGAAATTAATAGTACTTTTGACATAATTAAGAATTTGGATACCGCCCCATATTAGGCATATCGTGAGGTTTAACACCAACTAAAGGATTATTATTGACAACGTAGCCGAATCCAGCCGCCTTTATTTGGTCTATTTCTTTTGTTTTCTGTGAGCCTATTGTGGCTTTCTTAGACGTTGATAGATACGTGCGTCTTTCAAAATAATGTTTGCAGGCTACACCTCCCTTAAAAAGAAACAAATCGTAAGGTTCTCCGTTATGACCTAAACTCTGATTAACACCCGCTGCACTCATCCTCATTAAGTCCTCTTTACGGTATAATTTTGAAGCCTTTATCATATCCTTACAAAAACCTCTTTCGGGGCTTGGATTACCTGCGTACTTATATCGAACTTTGAAAAATGAGCCGTCTATCTCTTTATCCTGTGAGCTTGTTTTATTAGGACTAGCAACGCCAGAAGCAAAATTAACAGCCTTTTGTAATAGGCTAGTCTTTTTGAACTTGTCCTCCATTGCTGAGATTTGAGCGTCAAAGTCGTTCTCATTATCATAATCAACTGCTCTGGCATCTATAAGCTCCCACTCTTCACTCTCATTCTCTCCGAAAGCATCTAGCCAGTGAGACATTTTAATACTTATCTCTTCTTCTTCTTTTTTTGGCTCCTCTCCTAAAACCTCTAATAAGTTAAGGTTTTTAAAGTGTAACTTCAAAGATATACCGTTAAAAGCTAGTATCATATCTAAAGCGTCTATTAACAGCTCTTGGTGCGTTTTGATAGTTTGGTTATAGTAAGTAGTCGTAGACTGTGCAATCTCATCAGCAGAGCTAGAGAACCCACTTCCATCTGGAGAAATACCCACAAGAAAAGGTGATATTACACAGTGACCGTTCAAAATCTTATTTCTCGCCTCAGTAGATAGCATATTGTACAAGTCAGGAGCGTCATCTAAACTGATATCTTCAACTGTTGTTTTAGCATCTGCATTATTATTGAATGCGATGATGATTTGGTCTCCTGTCGAGCCTGTTAATTGGTCTTTTACCTTCTTAGATACTGACCTTTGAGCCTCCTCGGACGGTATTCCGTTGTTAAAATTGATTATTTTACCAGCAGAAAAGCGGTTTTGTGTGTTGTTTATCAGGTAGTTACTTATCTCTTCCTCAAGTAATGCATAAGGTAAACAAGCCTGAAAATCTACTTCAGAAAAGTACTTCAAATCTATTGATTCCTTACCGAATGCTAGGATTTCGATGTCATTCTTAGACGTTCCAAACGCTGCATATCTAACAGGAGGGAACTCTCTTGTGTTTTCCCAATTGTCAGAGTAGTAATAAGCCTCGATTAATCCATCTTTATTGCATTTTTCGGGCGCGATATGCTTAGTTTTCACTATTTCAACACGAGTTACCTTGGTATGGTTCTTATCATAGATTACCTGAAGATAACCATTACCCAACATATACTCATTTAAGAATGCTGAGCGTAACATATTAGGACGAAATAGGCTTTTCATTACAGCGTATTCATTAGGCTTCTTAGCAGAGTCTAAAGCGTCCAATCCTTTGCCGTAACAAAGACGTGCTACATTGTTAATTATCGAGCCGTTAGTAGTTGAGCCTTTGTATCTAGCGATTAACTCATCGTAACCTCCATTATCCTCGCCTAAAGTAACCCACTCTTTACGTGAATCCTCTACTATCTCAGGTCTTAAATAACTAGACAACTCTAAAACGTGTATATTTGTGTTTTCCTTTTCCATTAATCGTTGATTATTAAGTATGAATTATCTGTTTCGTACTCTACGTATTCATTTTCATTAATTGTATAACTAGAAACCGTTTGATTTGTGCAAAATATCTTGTCCTTATAAACGACTTCTAAGCCATTTAAAACTTTAAGAGTATAGAATCTACCTTCTACAAGAGTAAGCACCTCAGAAACGCTTAAATAGTACCTGTCAACGTTTGGAGTAATGTCTATCGTGACAATAGTATTTGTGCTTTCATCCTTAATCTCTATACTATCAGCTGTTAAGCCTCTAGGAATGAATTTGAACGTTTGCGGTAATAAAGAATCTAGTAAGATAATCATATATTAATAACTTCATTTTGTTAATATTGTTCTAAACAAAAACCCCTGCACCAAATTAATGATACAGGGGTTAGTTAAACTATGAAAGTTTTTATTACTCTGAAACAACAGTTAAACCTGCAGTTGTCAATCCAGCCTCATCAGTTGCAGCCATAAAGTTAGCAAGAATTTTCTCAGTAGATACAAGAGTAATCTCATAACCTGAACCATCATTCATTGCAGCTCCACTGTTAGCGTTAGCAGTTGTTACCTCTGCACCGTGTTCTAGTCCCATTAAACGGAAGTTCCCGTTATGGTCTTCGATTACAACGCGCGGTCTTCCATAAGTAAGAAGTTTAATCTCTTTATGGTCAATAGCAGATTGAGTTTTCAAGCTCAAAACTAGAGTAGATTCTACAGAGCTAGTACCTGTTTCTCTGCTCGAGTTGAATACCTCAGAGAATGAAGATGTACCCTTCAATTCGTATTTGTAAGCATTGATAGTAGCAGCTCCTACAATAGTGTCTACAATGTCATCAGAAGAGTAAGTAACTCCTGTAACATCGTCATAATTAATTAAGTAAGCAGCTTTTAAGCCTCCTACTTGGTCTTTACATTTTACGTTTCTCCCGAAACTTACATCACTTGCCATATTTTTTTAGTGTTTATAAAAGAAAAGCGGAGCGAGTCGAAACCTACCCCGCTTTTTCTAAGTTAGTTAATATTAATTCTAGTTAGCACCGTTTACGATACCGTAAGTAACGATTTCAGAACCGTGTACGAATTGTACAGCAGCAGAATAACGAAGTGCGAATCTTACATTTGAAGACAAATCAATTGGAGTCATATCTAAAACCTCAACTTTATTTGAATCAGCAAGAAGACCTGTTCCGAATGCTAAGTTATCTTTAGTAGTACAAACCATAACATCGTCACTCATTCCATTACATACGAACAAAGGAACTCCGTTGAATACCATTGAAGACATATTGTAAGCTTGGTTAGCACCTTGTGCATTAACACCTGCAGCACCTTGTCCATTTGCACCGAATCCACTCAAAGACTGAACGTAGAATTTGTAAGCAGAAAGAGGAACGTATAATTTTAATTCTGGGTCAGAATAAAGAGCGTTAGGAATTTGGTCAACTACCAAGTTCATTTGCGCTTGAATGTTAAGAGCAGTTAAAGTAGTTCCTAAAATTTCCATTGCAGCAGGTTGAGCAGCGTTAGAAGCTAACAAAGTTTCGAATCCGTCAAATTCTCCATTTACTGTAGCGTCTCCACTCCAGATAGTGTTTTCGATTTTTGCAGCTACTTTTGCGATAATACGAGCAATCATAAAGTCTCCGATTGATTTAGGAAGAACGTCCCACTCAGAAAAGCCCATTTCAGCTGAAGTCCAATCCTCCAAATATGAATCTTTACAAAGTTGTAAATTAACATCGAAAGGCTCAGGAATTAAAACCTGCTCAGTTTGTACAATTGCACCAACAGCTTCAAAATCGCAAGACGCATCGCGAACGATGTCATCAATAGAAATTTTTGATAATACTTGCTTGTACTTAATGTTTGGTTTAACTGTAATACCACCGTTTGCGATAGTGTTTCCAGATAATAAAGCTGTACCGATGATTTCACC